AATATAGTTTGTAACTTACCTTTAATACTTTTATTATTCAAAGTATTTTTAAGACCCATGTGTAAGTTCTTGGGCCAACATTCAAAAGCACACCAACAGTATCCTGAATGTTCTTCGTTTAATTTAGGTATGAATTCTGATTCTATGGCAACTAGATACGTGTGGAAGAAAAACTTCTGATCGTTGGATGTGAACATTTCTAGAGGTATAACTTTCTTAAACTTGGGTAGACTGCCTGTTTCTTCTTCGATTTCACGCTTCAATCCTTCAAAGGCACTCTCTGTAAATTTGCTCTTACCGCCAACTAATCCCCACATACCTTGTGTTTTCTTGTCAGTCCTCTGTAGGAACAGGAAACGTTTAGTGCTTGTTGCGTAGAACAGAGCACCTGAACAAACTATATTTTCTTTCATGCTATATTATAACAATTATGGAGTGGTAGCGTCAATTGATGAGTTGTACCCTGTATCTGCTCCACCGTCTAGCACGATGCTCCAATTACCTTGTGTGTACACACCCTCATATGATTTGACCCATTCTGTACCGTTAAACCTGTACTGTATGCCTGTGTTAAGATTGGTAACGTAGTGTAGTGTGCTGTCAGGATTTGAAGCATCGAAGGCCACATTCCATTTTGATGTACTACTATTGTATTCTATGATATCTCCAACGCTGGCTACTAAAGTACCCCACGTTGAACTTTGAAAACTTGCCGTCGAATCACCTACATCATTTATCACCAAATATCTGTCACCATTAGCAGGTGTGCCTGGATCAAATGTTGCTGGATTTATTATCTTCTTGACCGCTGTAAGTGTATTACCAGGGATCGTGTCACCATCAATTGTATACAATAAAATTGTATCATCTAGTGTTGTGGTTGCTATAGTGCCAATTATCTCATTGCCGTCTGGTTGTGTCAATCTAATCTGTGATGTGCCGTTCGTTACCTTGCCATACTGATCTAAAAGGACTTTCCAATTAACCGCTGGTCCGAATGTCTCGAAAGGATCGTAATTGTTAGGCTCGTTTGCTCCTGTCTGGAATCCATCTCCGCCCGATTTCACATTTGTACCTGTTGATCCTAATAATCGTAGTTGGTTACCTGTGACTAATAATCCAAAGTTGTTTGGTGTGATGTAACTGCGAGATGCAAGTTCTCCATCTATCAAACCTTTTGCTATACCACCGTCATCGTCATATATGCTCATTATGATCTTTTGTACAACACCTAGTTTCTTAACTTTAACCGGTGGTGATAACCATATTGGCATACTAAACTGTAACGTTGCTACATCAATTTCTGAATCTGCACCCACCGGAATGGTTCTCGAACTAAATGTAATACCACCTAACTCGATGTAACTTAAACTTGTCCAGTCTATGTAGTTGTCTGTTTTTTGTATCTCGAAGTCTGGATTAAACAAGTACAGGATCTGTTCTAGTATCTGAAGTTTTTGATCAGTGTTTGAAGAGAAAATGTCTGCTGTGACTTCTAATCTGAAAGGTGAAGGCATCACTTTCTCGACTGTGTATCCTGCTCCAAGTTGATTTGTATAGTTTCCGTCGGAATCTACATCTCTTTCCCTTAGGTGTTGCTTTTCTATATGATAAGGATTTTGCATCCTTTCTCTGTCGTAGTTCAGTTCTCTCACATAACAGGCAATCTTAGGTGCATAGTTAAGTGCATTCTCACTGTTATTCCTAATGATGTTTGCAACCTGTCTTGTTGGATCTCCGTACACAACCGGTACCGCTCTGAGGTTAACTGCTCCATCACTACCTCTACCTGTTTCCACAGAGAAGTTGCTCAAAATTCTAATGAATTGAGTGAGAAATTTCCTAACCTGTCCTTCGTAAAAATGTAACATTCTTAGTTGTCAGCCTTTGGTTTCAGAGCATCTGTCAATGACTGTCTCTGTGTAACTGTTAATCCGTTTATTGTTGATTCTGTCGCATTGTTGACAAAACTTGTTTTATAGTTTCCTCTAGAATCATTGTTTGTTGTAGTTATTCTCACGCTGTCTTCAATTTTGACCCATCTGGTTCCGTCATATCTGAATAATCTATTGGGTAAGAAATCTGTTCTCAAGAAGTAATCACCTTTATCCACACCCGACGTTGGGAATGATATCCCAAATCCTGCAGGATTTCCGTTAGGTGCGACACCGTCACCATCTAGATAGAATCCGTAGTGAGAAGAAGCAGGAGTATCTATAGTAGCATTTACTGTTTGATCACTACTTGCTCTTTGGTCTTCCGTGTTAATATTTTCAGTTCTTATGTTTCCTCTTTCGTCAATCGGTGCAACATAATATTGTTTGTAATTAAATCCTGCCTTTGGAGCGTCAGATTCTGCCTGTGCTACAATCTGATCATTGATTGTTTTTTCCCTATTGTACGTGCTCATGTAACTTGCAACTGATCCCGTAGTAGTTGCATCACCGATCACATCTCTGAATTCTTGTGAATCTACAAGTGTTTTCATTTTTAATCTTAACAAATGTGGCCACCAAGTCTGTGAAAAACCTTCCGCCGCCCTGTTCACATCTTCAACAACGTAATATCTTTTCAATGCTATGGGCACACTTTCATCTAACGAATAATCTTCTTTCATATGAGGGAATTCTATAACATCACCACTCATTGGTTTCCTGCCTATCCTTTCCACAATATCATTCAAATGCACTGTAAGAAACAATGTGTCATTTTGTAGAAACATACCAAACTGTGAAAGATTAAAGTCAGCATCTTGAACGTTGTATATGCCTCTGACGACATACACGTCGTCTGAATATTTCCTGTCTCTGTTCTCTAGGAACAACAGATCTTGTATGGTTCTCTCGTTTAAAGTATCTCCAGAATATTGTGGTTGCGTGGGTGAAGCATCACCGTCCTTGTTTGTTTCTCCCTGATCATAGGGTCCTAGGTATTTGTGTAGGTGTAGATCCGTGCCACCTACCGTAAACATCTCTCTGATGTTACGATCGAAGAACTTGTAGTCGTTGCCTTTTTCAGGCTTAAAAATGGATAATCTTGGCATATCATACATATTTATTGCCAAGGCAAAGGCTATAAATATGAGTATGTCAGAACTACAAACAGGACAACAGGAAATTTTCGATTACGTTAAGAACAGTCTTGGTGACGGGATGATTGACGTAGAATTGGACCCAAAACACTATCAAACGGCCCTGGAAAGAGCCGTAAATAAATTTAGGCAGAGATCTTCAAATGCTGTCGAAGAATCTTATGCTTTCTTAGAACTGAAGAAAAATCAAAATTCATATATCTTACCCGATGAGATTATCAATGTTAGGAATTTAAACAGAAGAACTGTGGGATCAAGAACCGAAGGTGGAGAAGGTGGAACATTGTTTGAACCATTCAACTTGGCATACACAAATACCTACTTGTTGAGAGCAGGAGCAACAGGTGGTCTAGCAACTTACTATGCTTTCGCTTCATACCAAGAAATGATAGGTAAGATGTTTGGAAGTTTTATACAGTTCCATTTTGATGTGGCAACTAAAAAATTAACTATCACGCAGAGACCAAGAGCAGATGATGAGACTGTGCTTATGCATACGGATAACTTCAGACCTGATATCACACTGTTCAAAGACATTTACAGTAAACCGTGGATAAGAGATTACACACTTGCTGTTTCTAAAATTATGTTGGGGGAAGCGAGAGGTAAATTCAATACCATAGCAGGACCACAAGGTGGTACAACACTGAACGGTGATGCATTGAAGCAAGAAGGCCAAGCAGAGATTGAAAGACTAGAAGCAGACATAGGAAACTTCCAAGAAGGCGGAACGCCACACAGTTTTGTTATTGGTTAATTGACCAAGATCTCCATTTAAATACCTTGCAATGAAAGACTCCCATCACAAAAATTATTCTGACCTATCACTGGACGAACTAGAAAAGTTGGTAGAGGATTTGGAAACAATGAGCATAAAAGCGTTGAAAGAACGCAAGAAAACCTTGAGATCATCTATATTACGATCTGTGAGAAAAGCAATCAAAGAGATTGAAAAACGTTTAAAAAAATAGTATAATAATCCTATGTTAATAGGTGTAGTAGGTTTGATAAGTTCCGGCAAAGGCACTGTGTCTGACAGGCTTGTAGAAAAACACGGATATCAAAAAGACAGTTTTGCAAAGAGTCTTAAAGATGCTGTTGCATCAATGTTCAATTGGGATAGAAGCATGTTGGAAGGCGATACAGAATCAAGCAGACACTGGAGAGAACAACCTGATAAATTTTGGAGCGAAAAATTTGGCAAGCCAACAACACCAAGATGGGTGTTGCAGTATTTTGGTACCGAAGTAATGCGTGGCCAGATGTATGACGGTATCTGGGTCGACAGTTGTCTTGGTAGATACAAAGGCCAAAACACAGTGATAGCAGATACACGATTTCCCAATGAAGTCAAACAGATCAGAGAACGTGGAGGAAAGATCATACTAGTTAAAAGAGGTCCCGATCCTGATTGGTTTGTTGATTACACAGAAGGGAATGTACAACCAAAAGGCATACACAGTTCAGAATATGCTTGGGCAAAAGAAGAGTTTGATTTTGTGCTTAACAACAATGGCACAAAAGAAGAATTATATGCCAAGATAGATGCCCTACTCGTCAGCGACAAGATCACCGACCCGCCATCCCAACCTACGGGTGCTAGTCAGCCTCTGGCAATTGGCGCAAACAGTTTTTAAATTAGTAGCCGCAGTATTCCTCAGATCACTATCCACAAACAGCACATCCAGTTGTGCTTTATCCTGTGCTTTGAATCCACATAACTCACATTTCTTAAGTTTCTTATATCCCGATCTCTGTAGGGCAGTGATCCCGCCAGTATTCTTACCTGCTTTCTTCCTGACACAGGAATCACACTGACTCCTCCAATAAACCTTGCCATATCGTTTGTAGGCATATGCCCTAGGCTTTGCCTTACAGGTTTTACATAATGGTCTATTTGCGTACTGCATATGTGTATTTACGTCACCTATATAGGCACCTCGAAAACGGTAAATTATGTCAACAAAACCGTATGATTGAATAAATAACTCTAGTATATACGTAACTTGCAAGGAGAATACGAAAAATGGCATTAACATCACCAGGAGTAGAGGTTTCAGTAATAAACGAAAGTTTCTACGTACCATCAGATGCGGGTACAACACCACTATTCATAGTAGCATCATCACAGGACAAGAAAAACGGTGCAGGAGACGGCACTGCTGTAGGAACAACTACTGCAAACGCCAACACTGCTTACTTGATCTCGTCACAGAGAGAATTAACAGAAACTTTTGGAGATCCAAAATTTTACACAGACGCATCAGGAACTTCGCTTAACGGTTATGAGTTAAACGAGTATGGCTTACAAGCGGCCTACAGTTTCCTAGGAGTTGCCAACAGAGCATTCGTCCTAAGAGCGAACGTTAACACATCAGAATTAGTTGGAAGTGCTACGGCACCAACAGCGAATCCAACAGATGGCACATACTGGTTTGACCTTGCATCAAGCAGTTACGGTTTATTTGAGTGGTCACAAACTAATCAAGCATTCACAACAATTACTCCAACATTAATAACTTCAACTACTGATCTAGTTGGCGGTGTTTCAACTGGTGCACCAAAAACTTCTATTGGTGTAATTGGCGACTATGCAATCAACACAACACACGTTACTAACAAGATCTATAAAAAGACAGCAAGTAACACTTGGGTACAAGTTGGTTCAGAAGCATGGCACACATCTTTACCGGTGGTGACAGTTGCTTCAGGAACTACAGTAACAAGTGGTCACAAAATAGTGATGAATGGTGTTACGATCACAACAAGTGGTACAACACTATCTAACGTTGCGGCAGTGATTGGATCAAGTGTTACTAACGTGACAGCAAGTGTAAACGCTACTACAGGAAACTTAGAAATCTTCCACAACGGTAAGAACCTAGGTGACTCAACAGGTGGTGCAAACACTATCAGATTTGAATCTCACACAGGAACACTATTAGCAGACCTTGGAATTACAGCAGGTGTAAAAAATGGTGTTAAACTTTTACAAGACAAACACACTAACAGACCAACTTGGAAAACAGCAGACGAGAACAGACCTAACGGTTCAGTTTGGTTCAAAACTACTTCTGCAAACTCAGGTGCGGCTCTTGTTGCTAAACTTTACAGTTCATCAAGTGCTAGTTTCTCTCAAGTTGCTAGTCCACTACATAGCAATCATCATTCAGCAATCTTTAATTTAGATCCAGCAAATGGTGGAACAGCATTAAGCACAGGCACAGTGTATGCACAATACAACGTTACTGAAGAAAGCATGGGTGCTGACGTTTCGGGTGTGGCAGACACAACTCCGAACCTTGCAGACTTCCAACTTTTCAGATACGAAGGTGGTGCTACTACAATTACAAGTAATGCAACTTCACCGAGTTTCACAAGTGCAGAAACTTTTAAAATCCAAGAATCAGTTAAGAACCAAGAAGCATTAAACAGTGCAGTAACAGTAACACTAGGTGGTACTGGTGCTGATGACTTTATTGCGGCAGTTAACGGTGCAGGTTTAACAAATGTAAGTGCAAGTAAATTAAGCACAGGTGAAATTACTATGACACACAAACTGGGCGGTGAGTTCAGAATGTTTGACACATCAGGAACACCATTAGCAGATGCAGGTTTCAGTGCAACAACGGCGCACAGTTATGGAACATACACTGCAAACAGTTCAACTTTAATCGACAACTTGTATGATCTACCAACAGGTGAAAGCCTTGACTCAAGTGCTAACACAGGTATCATGGCAAGTAATTGGAAGAGATTAAGTTACACTGCTTCAACAAGTGCTCCAAGCAATGAGCCAGCAGACGGTACATTATGGTACCACACTGCGACAGACGAAGCAGACATTATGGCACACAATGGTACAACTTTTGTTGGTTATGCTACAGCATACTCAAGCACAGATCCAAATGGTCCACAGTTCAAAGCAACAGCACCAACTACACAATCAGATGGTACTGCACTTGTTACTAACGACTTATGGATTGACACTTCAGACTTAGAAAACTATCCAAAACTTTACAAGTACAACACATCAGCAACTTTAAGTTCTACAAACACAGCAAACCAAGTGGCAGTGACTACTTCGGGTGCGGCATGGGAACTAGTTGACAAAGCAGACCAAACAACAGAAGACGGTATTGTGTTCGCGGATGCTAGATATCACACAGCGGCTGACAAGGCAGATTCATTGTCAACAGGCGGTGCAGGATCACCAAGTTCAATCAAAGACTTATTGAG